GTTTGCAACTGTAATTCTATTAATTTTAATTAGTTTATCAGAAGATACTGTCATTAAAGTTGTAGTCGTAGTAGCTGTTAAATTGTAACCTACCGATTCACCTTTAATACTTGTTACTGATACTATATTTGGGTTTGCCATAATTTACTCCTTTTATCCGAAAACAATTGCCATTGCAATAGCTTTTCCTGTTGTTGCTGGTGAAGAATCAAAGGTTAATTGACCAACTGCTGTTGTTCCTGACCCTGTAATACTATCTACCTTTAAAAATGTGCCTGCTGTAATATTTGATGTTGGAAACTTAATTTCATAAGACTGTGAACTACTATGTGGCGGACTGGTCAGCTTAATCCCATGCGAATTATTTTCACAATTGAGCTGAATTGAGCCTGGATTTGAAGCACCCATTGCTTCAATAAGACCAGTTCCTTTTGGTCTTAAACGTAGATTAAGATTTGAATCATCTCCAACTGCACCAATTTGTGCACCAGCACCTGTAGCAGCATTTGTAATATCTATGTGGTTTACAGCAGAACTAGTTGTTTCAAAAATTAATTGTTCTGCTCCATTTTCATCTCTGATACCATGAGCATCATCAAAATCTATCATGAAAGAATTAGTATCTAAATTACCACCTAGTTGTGGTGAGGTATCATCTACAACATCAGAACCTAATGAAACTTCTGTAAGATTTGGATTAGTCCCATCATCTCCTCTTGCGTACGCAATAACTGTTTTTCCATTTGCAACAGTAACACTAGTTCCTGTACCAGTATCATATTTAAATACTACGTTTTGCGAACCAGATGTTGCATTTTTTAAAATATAAAAATTTTGTACATCTAAAGGTATTGTAACATTTCTTGCTCCTGTTAACGATCCTGTAAATTCTATAACTCTATGTGCAAGAGTTGCACCTGTTGAACCATCCGAAACAGATAAATCAGTATCACCTGAGTCTGATACTGCTTGTTGTGTAAAACCACCAGCTATTTGCTCAATGATTTGTAAATTAGTATTAGTTTTTGTTCCCCATGTACCGGCATTTTCACCAGTTGCTTGAAGTTCAACACCAAGAGGCGTATATGTTGAGGCCATAAATTTTTATCTCCTATGCAGCGTCACTATAACTTGTATTTGATCCAGTTGCAACATCCGAATATGTATCATTCGAACCCGTCGAAACATTAGTATATGATGTATTTGAACCAGTGTCAACATCACCATAAGCGAATATGTCTACAGCTCCAACATTAAATGCTGATGATAGACCTTCCAAACCAATGGTCATATCATTTACCGTGACAGAACCAATGCTAGCACTAAATGATTGACCTGTCAGTCCAAGAGCTACATCAGGAGCTGTTAAAGATCCTACGCTAGACGTAAGAACGAAAGGATTTGGTTGAACTAAAGCTCCCCCTAATCCTATGATAGATCCTTGACTTAATGTTAAATCAAGTCCAGATAAAACCACTGCCTCGTTTGGAACATTTACTGTTCCTAACGTAGATGTAATTTCTTGACCTGTTAAAGCTGCTTCTTGTGAAGATGTTCCAGTTGCAGTTCCTTGACTTAAAGTTATAGATTGACCAGAAATCAATACTGTATCATTTGGTATTGTTACAGTGCCTTGTGATAAAGTAATATCAAGACCTGTTAAACCAACGGTCATGTCAGCTACAACAGGAACTCCAAGTGCAGCTGTCATTGCACTTAAACTTAAACCTTGTGTAACATCGTTTACTGTTAAAGAACCAACAGAAAATGTTGCTGATATTCCCTCTACAACAACAGGCACAAAAGCTTCGCCTTGTGAAGATGTAATTTCTTGACTTGTTAATGTAAGAACAACATCAGGTACATCTACAGATCCAATAGAAGATGTTATCGAAAAACCAGTTGGAGATATTGTTTGATCTTTGAGCTCGCCCCATTCACCATCGTTCCAGGCTTGTGCACCCCAACCTACTTTTAAAGTTGTGGCTTCATTCCAATTAGCCTGTCCCCAGGTTAACCGGCCCCATCCTGAAGTCACCGACATGGTTGACCTCCTAAGCTAATCTGATTATTGCTGCTGTCGCGTCGTTTGTAGGAAACTCTATTTTAAAAGTTCCGTTACTTGCAGTCTTGTCACCACCAAAAGCTATAACTGCAACAGCATCAGTAGTTCCAGTACCACCGTCTGTTGTTGTGTTATAAATTAAAGCTCCGTTTGCAGTAAAAGAGGCAGAGTTATAAGTTACATCACCAAAATCTGTAAATGCAGTTGTGCTTGTTAATCCAACACCACTATTAGTTAAAGTTGCACCACCTGCAGTATAAGCAGTTCCTGATGTGTTTGTAATTTCGTTTGAAGTAGAATAGTCAGTTGTGCCTGCACCTAAAGACGCTGAACTAGTAAATAATGCAAGTTTAAAAGTGTGACCACCTGAAGATTCAAAACTGTGTTTACCTTGTAAAAGTTCTTGTTTAAAACTTGAACATATTGCTGATGTTATTGCCATAATTTAATCTCCTACGGGTTTGCTGAGTTTATTGGTATTCTAACTGCTCCGTCTGTGTAGTCGTCTCTTCGTCTTCTACCAACTTGCTCGTT